ACTTACTATCCTATGTAAGTAGAGTCACCCACCCTCTCTCAGCAATGAGTGAGGGCCGATCGGTAACCCAACTAGAGAAGTCTCTAATTAGGTACGGTAACCTAAATTGGTTATCGAGATAAGCCGATCGCCAGTCACGTTCTATCCGCTTAGTACGCGTACGTACGTGTAGGATGCGGTGTTGTAATACATGTAAGTTGTAATCGTACCTATATTGTAGGTGACGATCGCAGCGACCCATGTAAGACACAAGACCGTGCTGGACAGCACCAATACGCTCGATCGGAAGGCTATTTACCTTCCAACCAAGCTGATCCTCAACCACTTTAGATGCATTCCAAAACCCCTTAATATAAAGGTTATTGGAATTATCTATCGTGGCTTGTATTGAAGCTGGTTTTCGGTCGTATAGTTGGACTAACTTTACGGGGGTTACATCGTATCCCCTATAAAAGTCACCTCCACATGATTCTCGAAAGAGGCCATGTGTAAAAGACTTCCTGGTATTAACCTTGAGGCCTAAAATGGTGAGAAGTCTAACCATATCATCATACCTATCTTTGGGAATAATAATATCATCCCCAAAGACCCTGGTATTACCTCTTCCAACCCTTATCCTGTCTTCATGCTCCCTCCCGGATAAAACCGAGATCGCGCATAAAGCAAAGATAAGACTTTGGATTGGAAAGGTAAGAGCAGTTCCCTGTGTGGCATACTTTCTTAAAGAAAGATATGACCAGGTATCAGGCGAAACCTCGTTCCGAATGTAACGGGTTCTACACGAATGCAGAGCTCGCAACAGTGTTGGACATCGTCGAAAGACACGTTCAACAACGTAACAAGAAAGTCGGTCTGATGCTGAAGCCAAGTCAATAGTGGCAAGGCTTCCGTCCAGGGATCCCTTTCTGGCACAATCCTGTGACAGGTGTTGTGCTCGAAAGTCAATATACTCAGGGAGTAACCTTGAGATATTGAACTCAACAAATCCTCGCACCAATTGTTGTGCCCATTGATGAGATACGGGTTCCGCGGCGATAAGCCTAGGACCTCGTCCATCTTTAGGGACCGCAACAAGTCGTGAAGGGGACTCGTTTGAGTGGAAGGGGTGGGATTCTTCATTAAAGTATCCTTTCTTACCAAATAAAATGGTTGGAAAAACACCCCTAAGTTTGCTAGGGATGCTAGGAAAAAGATATTTATCTTTCGCCTTGTATCCTTCGCTAACTGCTCCAGGACCATGTCTAAGTCCAACATCTACTCTTCCACGGTATCCTCTCTCTGCTCTGTGCTTTTGAACACAGCGTTCGGAGAGGGCGTGAAAGGGTGGGAATTGACCGATGATTTTATCACAGGTCTGTTGGAGGTTTGATAGTAGGATGGAGTCCCGACGTCTGTCATCATGAGAGTTGGCCTCGAAAAAGAGGTCGCCCCCATGAATATCAGTATCCACAATGTCACAAAAGTGAACATCGTGAATAATATTGTTAGGATCCAGAACATCGTCTGCCCAAAATAATGTGGGCGTACGACATTCGCTTTCGATTCGACTGTATTCATTGGTCGACCTTTCGGTACGCTCAAGTGTACAATCGATACCATATTTCTTAAAAGCGACAGAAATCTGTCGAATAAAGAGTATGGCATTAACGTCAGCATCTACTATTAGACAAGCTGAAATATCAAAAACGCGCAACCAGAGTCCCGAGAGAAATCTCGGCACACTGATCTTATGAGAAACCTTTCGTGAGAGAGGTCCCTCAGAGACTAGGCGTCCCGTTTCTAGGCCCATTAGAAGTAATGAGTCTAAATTCGGAAGGTCATGGATGAAAACACCCATGCCCCTGTTTTTGACAAGAAGGGAAAGCGTTCTTAGATCTCTAAGAAAACTATCCTTCAAATCAGGGTATGCTGTACAGGCATCTTTAAAAATGCCTGTAACGACCTTGAGCATTATGTTTGTCGGGCTTTTCATTATCAGGTTCCTTATCAGATCGTGATAAGTCCCGCTGATAACACTTCCCATATAGGTAAACCTATAGGGTAATTGGGTCCGTTAGGATTCCCAATTAAAGAGCTTGACCTCCGCGTTAGAGATCGCCAGAAATGACGATACCATATCAGAGAGGGCTTGCACTTGATCGCTGAGTGCACCTAGAGTAGGTACTTCAAAAACGAAGTACGTCTTCAGGCGCACCGCAGGAATGGTTGAAACCGTATTGGCATCGACGAATTGAAATTCGACGTTATGCCTATCATACGAGAGACCATCAACCTTGTTGACATACGAAGTATGTCTGATAAATAACTTAGCGGTAATACCATTCGCCACATCGGCAAAACGGTATTCCGAAGAGTATTTATCCTGGTTGATACGAGTGAACGTATTTGCGACACTCGCCCATGTGATCGAAAGTGTATCAGAGAACATAATGTGGTACTCCTTGTGCTTAATGGGAAGATTCCCAAGATAGGATTGAATGCCTATCTCAGAGCCCCTCCTTTTATACCACTTAGAGCACCGAGGATAGACAGTTGCGATCCCGTTATAAAAGGGATCGTGGCTGCCAGGACTGGCACCGTGTGACGGCGACGTTTCAACTCAGCCTTATATTGAAAAGGCTCATAGAAGATAGCGCCTTCACGGCTATTATAGATTTCCTCATTACCCATGGTGCACGTCAAGTGTTCACAAACACCTGGCTCACCGGGCGTCATGTCGAGGATATTACGGTTTGAATCCATAATATCACCGATATTGCTGAACCAATCAATCAGCCATGACCAAGGAATTAGTTCCCAGGCAGTACGTCCAAGGTCTTGGGTTGAAAACCCAGTTCCATAGACAGCCTTACGAACTAAGTCTAACATAGCCTCGGGACTCTTAGGAAAGGTTCCGTTGGGGTACCATTTACAGTACCCCCAACGGTTAAGGTCATACTTGATATTTTCTCTACACTCAAGGCGAACTTGCCCAAAAGTGTTGAGGGTAACAAGTTGATTGACCTCCCAACTAAGTTTCCCTAACGAAACTTTCCGAGTAGTACGACCAAAGCGTTGTGCATTCCTAAGGGAATTCATACGCGATGAAACATCGTCCACAAAGGATGATATTTTCTTAAGGTCGCTGACAAACGGAGCTATGCCAAATCGAAATTTGACATAAAGTTCGGAACCTCCAAATAGAAGGTTCCTAGCCTCCGAACGTAGCAGAGTTAACATTTCTGGTAACTGAGCTACAAATGACGGAACATCATCGGATGGAGAGCTCGGATTGGTCTGAGCCATCACCTTTGATGCCAAGTTATTTAAGTCAGAACTCGGATAGCTTATGTCTGGAAAGACCCCACCGGAATACCTATCAACGTATTGTTGATTATGGATCCACTGGGGAGTGGCACCACTATACCAACCGCCCGTATGGGAAACGTGCTTCACTAAGAAGTCGTTATCCCCATAGTGGGAGGTAGATATATTGTCAGAACAGTAGTCATACTGAGCTGGAATGCCAAAAACAAAGTTCTCGCCCGAAAAGATGAGAGTACTACTCCCACTAGGACGATGACGATAATTTGTTCTTTCTCTTAACATAAG